ATGATCCCGCCCGGTGCCCAGCACCATTGGCGGTGGTCCGACCGCAACCAGGCGATCCGACGGATTCATACGATGGTCAAGCAGGGTGCCGCCGCCGTGATCGACGAGTCGCTCCTGGTGCGTGCGATCGGCGTGTCCACGGCCGCCGCGATCACCGACGAGCAGATCGCGGCACAGTTGACGCTGGACCTGGGCACCAACCGCGTGCTCGCGAAGCAGCTCACGCCGGCCGCGGCCTACGTGTACGTCGTGCTGCCGGAGTCGTTCGGCACACCGCTGGTCTCGGTCAACGGCTTCCGGACGACGGCCCTGGAGCTGACGAGCCGGTCGATCACGTTCGCCGGCCAGTCGTCGCGGCCCTACCGCGTCTACCGCTCGACCTACCCGGTCACCGGCTCCGTGCTCGTGGAGGTGGCGTGATGGGAGAGATAAAGGGCACGAACGTCGTCGCCCCGGTGGTGCCGCTGGACACCGCCGACGTGCATCCCACGCACGCCGCGGCCTACGGGCTGGGCGGCTACCGCACGGTCGCGAGCGACGCCGATCGCGACGCGATCCCGGCTCCGCGTCGCGAGCAGGGGATGCTGGTGTTCGTCACCGCGACCGGCATGACGTGGCGGCTCGGGGCCGATCTCTCCACCTGGACCGAGCAGGTCGCCGGCGCGGGGTCGTGGGATGACATCACGGGCAAGCCGGCGACGTTCGCGCCGTCCGATCACGCCCACGGCAGCATCACGAACGACGGACTGATCGCCGGGAACACCGTTTCCGGGCGCTTCGTCACCACGAGCGACGGAGGGGAGCTCGTCACGACCAGCGCCTCTACGGGCCGGACGCTGCTCGGCCTCGGCGGCGCGGCGGTCCTGAACGTCGGCACCGCGGCCGGCACGGTGGCGGCCGGCGACGACGCGAGGCTCTCCGACGCGAGAACGCCGACGGCCCACACCCACACCAACCTCGGCACGGAGGATGCAAAGCAAGACTTCTACATCAACCTCGCCAACGGCCTGCCAAACATCGAAAACGGCGTGCCGACTGAGGTAAACCATCGCGCCGTGGCGTGGATTCAGAATAGAAGCCACTTCGGCGCGGGTCGGTTCAATCATTACGGCGAGTTCCCGGCACACGCCGGGCAATATAGCGCGACTTTCGGATGGGCCTGTCACGTCATCGACAACACAACTTCATCGGACGGCAATCAAGCGAAGGGCAGTTTCGCCGCCGGTTACGGCAACACTGTCGGCGCGTCGATGTCGTCGGCGCTCGGCCAATACAACCTCGTCCGAAACGTAGGGCACGCGATTGGCGCATACAACCAGGTCGGCGGATCGGGCGACCAGATTGTGGCGCACAACTGGACAAGCCCGACCGCAAGCCACTCTGTCGAGATCAGCGGAAACAGGTCATCGACGTATCCCGTAGGCACTGTGGTTGCGGTCCTTTTGGCGAGCGCCTCGAATGTGGACTCTTGGCAGCCAAACAAGGTTTCGGCGGTCTCCTACAACGCCGGAACGAACAGGACCGTGATTACGCTTGTCGCGCCGGCCGAGTTTCAAGCGGCCACGACTGATTTTCTGGAGCAGGCGAGCGGGCTCGGACAATCCAACGTCCTTACTCGCTCTCTGATCTGCACGCTAAACGGCGGCGGCGAGGGGATCGCGATCGGATGGCGAAACATCATCCCGACATCCCGCGGGTTCGCAATCGGTACCGATCACAACCTGGTGGGCCAACACGGATTCGCGCTCGGTCGCCAGGTCGTGACGAAGAACGCCTACCAGGGCGGCTTTGGAACCGGCTACCTGATGAACGGCTCGACGCGGCATATCGCGCAGATGAATATGTGGTGCCTGAAGCGGCGCACCACCGACGCCACGCCGGCGGTGATGACGATCGACGGACTGTCCACGGTGGCCTCGACCAACTCCATCATTTTAGAGGAGCGGTCGGTATATCGGATGCGATTTGAAATCGCCGGACGTGGGACTGGGGACATAGCCTACGGCGAAACAATCACGGCAACCGTCAAGCGAGACGGGTCTTCAAACCTGACGATTGTCGGACAGGCGAGCTCTAACAAGCACACCGACAGCGGCCTTTCGACTGCATCTGCCACCCTAAAAGCAAACGGGACGCTCGACTCCGTAGAGCTGGAAGTGACCGGCGTCGCTGGGACCACGATCATCTGGCACGCATACGTCGAGGCGTCGCAAATCTCAAACGACTACACGGCAAGCTCTTTGTAATGCCTGCCAAAAACAGGGAGGCGGCGACGCTCTGACCGCCCGAATCCCGGGGTTTACACCCCGGCCCGGATCGCTACGCTGCCGGTGAACGGGTGAACACCTATGATCGAACACCTGCACCGACTCGCGGCCCACGCCTACTACTGCGGCGAGCACGACGTGGGCCGCCGCGCGTGCGAGCGGCTCATGCGCATGGACCTCTCGCCGGAGAGGGACGAGACCGTCCGCTCCAACCGGACGTGGTACACCCGGCCGCTCGGCGACCTGGTGGACGTGTGGCTCACTCCGCTGGAGCCCGCCGTCCGGGTCGGCTGGTCGCGGTTCAACCCGTCGGTCGTGATCCACGACGGCGTGCCGCTCTACAACGTCCGGACCAGCAACTACCGGATCGACGACAACGGCCAGTACGTCATGCCGCCGGAAGATGCCGGCGTGATCCGCACCGACAACCTGCTCTACGAGCGGCCCGGTCTCGCGACCATGCTGCAATGCGACTACCCGCGGTCGCAGTTCCCGGTCGATGGGCTGGAGGACGTGCGGCTCAACTCGATCGACGGCCGGCTCTACGCATCGGCCACGCTCCGCAATCTCAACGGGCAGGACGGCACTTGCCGGATGGCATACGGCGAGGTCGTGGACGGCCGGATCGCGAGTCTCGTGTGCCACGACACGGTGGACGGCAAGCACGAGAAGAACTGGATGCCGCTCGTGGGCCAGAAGCGGTGGCTCTACTCATGCTCGGCCAACGGCCACGTATGTCTGGTCGAGGATTCCGGTGACGACTGGACGGTCACGGCCTACGCCGAGTCGCCGCCGGTGGCCCGGGCGTTTCGCGGCGGCTCGCAGCTCGTGCCCATCGGCAGCGGCGAGTGGCTGGCGGTGATCCACGAGGTCGCGATGGTCAAGGGCCGCCGGGTCTACGAGCACCGCTTCGTGCTGTTCGCCGAAGCCGACTGGTCGATCGCGGCCGTGTCGCCGCCGTTCGCGTTTCGCGAATCGCGAAAGATCGAGTTCTGTGCCGGGCTGGCCCTCCGCGGCGGCAAGCTGATCGCCACGTTCGGCGTGCGGGACGCGGAGGCATGGATGGCCGAGATGGCGGTCGAGCAGGTGCGATCCATCCTGGAGAGTCCGACATGGGAGTGAGCGTGGACGTGCCGGCCGTGGACACCATCCGGGCACTGCTCGAAGCCAACTGGCGGGACGACGATTGGTTCGGCTGCGACAGCCGGGTGATCTTCCACTACGCCATGAAAGCGCAGGTCTGCCGGCGGTTCGCGCCCCGGCGGGTGATCGAGATCGGCACCCGCTGCGGCTACTCGCTGCTCACGTTCGCGACCGTGGCCCCGCGGGCGTCGTTTCTGTGCATCGACGGGGCGATGGACGCGGACAGCTATGACTGTCTGGCCCACTGGCGGCGGCTGGTGGACCGGCACGAGATCGACGCCGACCTGGTCGTAGTGGACTCGCACGCGATCAAGTCACTCCCGCCGGCCGACTTCGCCCATATCGACGGCGACCACTCCTACGAGGGTGCCCTGGCCGACCTGCGGCTCGTGGCCCACTGCCGGGCGATCCTGGCGGACGACTGCGACAACCGCGACGTGCGGCGGGCGGTCGAGACGTTCGCCCGCGAGCAGGCCCGGACGGTGGAGTATTTCGATGATGGGCTGCGGCAGGGGGCCATCCTGACATGAAGGTCGCCATCTACGCCCTCGCCAAGAACGAAGCCGCCAACGTGGCCCGCTGGGAGGGGTCGTGCCGGGACGCGGACGTTCGCGTGGTCACCGACACCGGCTCCACCGACGACACCGTGCAGCTGCTGGAGGCCGCGGGGGTCACTGTGGCCCGCGGTACCCCGATCCCGTGGCGGTGGGACGACGCCCACAACCTCTCGCTGATGCACGTCCCCGCGGACGTGGACGTGGCGATCCGGCTCGACCTGGACGAAGCCCTCGACCCCGGGTGGCGGGCGGCCCTGGAGGCCGCGTGGAAGCCGGAGACCACGAAGCTCCGCTACTGGTACTGGTGGTCAGACGCGCTCCGGTTTCGCTGCGACCGCATCCACTCCCGCACCGGCTACCGCTGGGCGGGGGCGACCCACGAGGGGCTCGTGCGGTGGGACGGGGCCGAGGTGCAGACGTTCAACGACGACGTGGTGATCCGCCACCACCGGCAGCCCGGCAAGATGCACAAGAGCGACCTGTCGCTGCTCCGCCAGGCGGTCCGCGAGAATCCGGCCGACGCGCGGATGCAGTGGTATTTCGCCCGGGAGCTCGACTACCTGGGCGACCCGGCCGCGGCCGACGAGCTCGGCAAGTATCTGCGGATGCCGGGCGGGGCTCCCAACGAGCGGTCCTACGCCCGGCGGGTGCTCTCGCGGATCGACCAGCAGGGCAGCAGCGTCCACATGCTCGGGGCGATGCTTGAGTCGCCGCAGGAGCCGGAGCCCTACTCCCACGTCGCCGGCATGGCGTGGGCGAAGCGCGACCCGGTGGGCACGCTCTACTGGGCTCGCCAGGCTCTCAACTGCCACGACGAGAGCCGCAGCCACGCGAGCGATCCCGCGGCGTACGGCGACCTGCCGGCCGATCTCGCGTATTCGGCGGCGTGGATGCTCGGGCTCCACGACGAGGCCCTCCGGCACGCCCGAGAGGCGGCCCGCCGAAACCCCGCCGACCCGCGGCACGCCGCCAACGTGGCGGCACTTGAGAGAATGACTGTAGAGGACGGACCCAAACCATGACCGCCATCGAAATACTCATCGCCGACTCGCTCGCCGCCAGTCTGTCGCTCGCCGCGTTCGACGGGGCGATCGGCGGCGTGGACGCGGTCCGCACCTACACCCCGGACTACACCACGGAGGAGCTGGCCGATCTCAAGGTCTCGGTGGTGCCCGGCCCTGTGGAGGTGACGAACCACACCCGGCAGGCCGACCTGTTCGAGTGCGAGATCCACGTCGTGATCGGCAAGAAGTTCGACGACGACGACGAGATCGACGACCTGCAGGAGCTGCGGACGAACATCGTGGACGCGATCCGCTCGCGGACGCTGCCGGTGAGCGCCCCGCCGATGCCGGAGGGCGTGGCGTGGATGGGCATCACCAACGCGGTCACGTTCGACCAGGACCAGGTGACGAAGTCGCGGGTGTTTCTGGCCGACATCGCGATCACCTACCGATACGCCAACGCGAAGGTGGGGTCTCCATGATCCCGCGCAGCCCGGGATTCTTCCCGCGCATCCCCAACCTCGTCGCCAACACGCCGTCGATCCAGGTGAAGGCGAACGTGGAGATGTTCTTCGACCGTGCGGCGGTGCAGGCCGCCCTGGACGAGATGGACCTGAAGGCGCTCTCGAAGGCGTCGATGCTCGTGAAGGACCGGGCGAAGCGGATCATCAAGAAGAAGGGGCTCGCCCGGCTCTCGACCAAGGTGCGAGCAGACTTCCCCGGGGCCGGCATCAGCACGCTCGTGCAGATGGGCGTGATCGGGCAGCGGGCGGGCAACACGATCATCCGCGAAGTGCAGCGGCCACCGGCGTCGCCGCCCGGCTCGCCGCCGTTCACGCACACGCCCTACGCCGGCCACTTCGCCAGCTACATCGGCTTCCGCCGCAACCTCTGGAACTTCTACGAGCAATCGACCCACTCCGCGGTCGTGGGGCCGAGCAAGAAGGGCCGGCCGATCCCGTACCTGCACGAGTTTGGCGGGAACGCTCAGATGATGACGTGGGCGTTTGTGCCGCAGATCCGCACGAAGCGCGGCGGTATGCGGCAGCCGATCGTGATGAAACTCCCGGTCGGGACGCGGCCCCGCAACGCATCGCGGTGGCAGCCCATGTCGATCGTCGAGGGAGCCCACTACCCGGCCCGTCCGTTCATGCAGCCGGCGATGAGGTTTTGCATCGCGAACAACTCGATCGCCAAGGCTTTTCGGGCACAGTTCAAGAACATGCCCGGGGCTCGTGGCACCGGCCATTTCCTTCGGATCATGTAGCC